TCAGCTCTCGCGCAAAAAGGACCCCCACCCACCGGATGGTGGATGGGGGTCCGTTGCGTCTCTGCAGCTATGTGACCAAGTCTCAGAGCGGCCGAGGCGCACGCCCAGTCCAGTCTTAGAGGCCCCCGAGAACCACACGATCTGACAATCGGGGGCCTCAAGGTGTCTAGCCTCTGGACTGGTAAACCAAAAACCGTTATCCAGCTTGGTTCTGACTAGACGCGCTCCAACAATACGGGTGGAGTATCGGTCCGACCAAAAGGGATGGTGGTCCTCGGGTGAGACCCCTGCCGAACCACAAAACAGGGGACCCACCGCGTCTAGCCTCGTCAGCAAATGGAAGAGGATCGGCTAGATGCTTACACCTTAGCCCAGTACAAGAGCCGACTGGTCGTCCCGCATGAAGTAACGCGAGTGCGTTCTCTTGACCGAGGCCAATGAATTGCTGGCTATGGAGACGATCTCACGGTCGGGATCTTGGTTATCCGCCTCGATCTTCACGCGATGTTGCGTAGCCTTCGATGCACCGTCACGGCCTTCGAACTCCATTACTTTGCAACTTCCGGTGCGTCGGTTGTAATCAATCACGAATCCAGACATTGCGCACCTCCCCTATCGTTCGCTTGTAGCGCCCTCACTGCTTCTTGCCAGTCGGTCTCGCGCACTAGAGACTCGTAATCTGCGAGCGATGTTTCCAACTGGCGGTAGGTCTCATCGTGTAAAGCCCTGATCTCGGCAACTCCAGTCGAGATTCCCATGTCGGGTTCATTCTCCAGCTTAAAAATCTCGTGTTCCGTCTTCTCCACTAGGTGGGCAAGTTCCGTAGACGCCCGCTGAATCCAGACTACCTCCTTGCGCAACACCGGGTCATCGGGCAGCTGACCATACCGGATTCCGCGGCCGAGATGATCGCTGACCGCCTCGTAAAGGTTCGCCCATCGACCTTGTACAGCGGTCCGGACTTGAACCTCAACCGGCGCCGCGTCTGACGGATCTAGGACAATATGGACTGCCCTGTACCCCGAGTGAGGGTTGTCCCGCATGTCACTGACGTAGGTCCGTATATCAGCTGCCTGGAAGTGCCTGCATATCTCTGCGACCACTTGGTCCTGCTGGTCTATTCGCATCTTGCACTGGAAACGGGCACCTGCAACGTCCCGAATTTTCGGCAAAGCGATATCAGGTAGTCTTTTGAGCTTATCAGCCAAGGTGCCCAAGGTTTTTTCCCGCGAGCCCACATCGGCTTCTACGTCGCCCAAGATGGGCCGCCAATCGATGCCGTTTAACTCCTCGACCACGGTTGCCCCTAACGAGCCGTACCAGGGGCTGACATCACCATAGGTAGGTGTATTTTCCCCGGGCGCGACATCGTCCCTGATCGCTTTGCCTAGCCGCGCCAAAGCCTTCTTCGAACAAGGCCGACGTTCAAACACATAGCTCCCCTCTGGCCGTCGTTGCCGCAAGATAAACTCCAGTCATCCGCTGCGGACGCACAGACGCGATAAACAACTGCTTGTTGACCAATTCAGCTTTCGATACTAGCCAAGGAGTCAAGGTCCGGGTACCCGTCCTCGCTCTGCTCCGAAGTGTCCTGGAGTCCAGGCTCAACAGCGGCCGGGGCGGTCGCCGAGTTCGCGTGCTGTCCCACATACGATCCCCGTTCCGGCACGGTCACCTGGTGCTTGGGCTCGTCGGCATTCGCCGCGACGGCCTCGGCCACCTCCTGCGCGGACGGCACCTGCGCGGTCGGGGCCTTAGTGGCGACCCGCTGTGCGATGTCCTCGCTGGCCTGATCCAGATACGGGGCCAGGGCCTCGGCCTTCGACGGCGACAGGTAGCCTGCCCCAACCGCGAAAATCGCGGAACAAACAATCCCGACCGCTCCGAACATCGCCGGCGACTGCTCCAGCGGCAAGACGCTAAGGAGGATGGTGGCTACGGCTACGCCGATGACCGACCCGCCCGAGGCTGACAGGGTGGTTGTCCCTACAGTCTTCCTCGTATCCATGATCTACTTCCCTTCCTTGAGCGTCTTAACCTCGGCCGTCAGCTCCGCGATCTGCTTCTGCGCCCACAGCACGTCGGCTTTGAGTCTCCCGAAGTTCTGGGCGTTGTACTGAGCCTCGGTAACGAGGGTCGTGGTCCCGCCGACTGGCTTCCCGTTGACCGAGCCCTCGCGGGCGAATTTCTCGTTGTGGATCACGTTGTGGATGCACTGACGGATGAATCCATCGTTTTGATGGAGCACGTCGTTGACGACCTCTGCGAGGTCCTGTCTGCTTGCCATGTCGAACCAGTCCTTACTGATCGTTTGTTTCTGGACCGTGGATGCCCCGCCGCCGGCGTACCGGAAGATGTGGCACGACGGGGAGCCATTCGCGGACCAGATGTAGTCGTGATTGTTGAGCGTGATGCCGTTGTAGCCGTAGTTACAGTGCAGTATGTTGTCGGCGTCGGTGAAGATTCCCGTATGGCCGGCACTCCCTGAGCTGGATCCGGGGTCCCCCCATATAAAGATGTCGCCGCGCTGGGCCGGGATACCTGCCGCCGTGGCGGCGACCTCGTGGAACCCCCACGCGGGCAGATCCGAGAACATGCTTTCCGTGTTCCCGACCTTCCCTGCCGTGTTGATCCCCGCGGCCGCGAGGGCGTAGTAGATCGAGCTCGAGCAGTCATAGCTCGATGGCCCGTTCCGGTAGTCCATCGAGTAGGTCACAGCCCCGGCCCGGTCGGTGAACCAGCCGATCGCCGCCTCAATCGACCCGCCACCGCCTCCAGTAGAGGGCGAGGCCGCTCCCCCGCCTTGACCGAGGATCTCGTTCGTCCGATCGATCAACCAGGGGATCTTGTCGTAGACCACGCCCGGGCATTCCGTCTGGGTCCAGTCCTTGTGCCCGTACTGGGTCAAGCCGCCGAACTGACGCTCCAAATCAGCGGCCAGTTCCGCGCACGTCTCGAGCGTGTCGCCCGGTAGTCGAGGGTCGATCTCGACGCCGATCGTCCTTCCGTTGCCCTCAGTATTTCCTGAGTGCCAGGCCGCCTCAGACGGGGAAACGATGCAGGCGACGCGCTTGTCGGAGACAACGAAGTGTGCCGATGTGCCTGCCGAGGATGAGCAGAAGAAGTTGACCGTGGATTCGAAGGACCCAGCTAGCTCGGGCCGGTTCCACCAGTGCCAGACGAGACCGTCAGGGTTGCCATTCCACCCGAAGAACGAGCGTGGCGATTGATTAGGTGAGGTGTAATCCTCAATCATCGTGTAAGACACATTGAGCCTCCATGTAGTCATGAAAAAAGACCCCACCTACCGGTGAGGTCTGTACGAATATGTGGGTCAGTGCCGCTCGAAAATCTCTTCAAGCTCGGACGGACGCTCATGCGGCCGGCCAGTCAACCCCGCGATGCGGTGCTCAAGTGTCCGGGCATAGTCCACAACCTTCCGCATCCGCGACCACAGATCATCGACCTTGTCCTTCAACGACCGGATCTCTTGCTTCTGGTCGTCCCGATCGCGTTTCAACTCCTTGACCTGGCTCTCCAAGTCTTCGCTGATCTTTCGTTGCTGATCGACACGCTCCCCCATGTACTTGAGGTCATCACGCAACAGTTGATCTGGATCGGCCTTCTTCGGTTTCAACCCGAGCCAAGCGACGATGACGGCGACGACACCTGGGATCAAGTAAGGCGCGAGTGAGTCCATCTATTCATCGGCCTCCTGAACCAGCATCGTATGGGTGTCCGTGTTCGCCTGCGCCTGCCAATCAGCGATCTCCCGCGTCAGATAAAATACGCCAAGAGAGACAGCGCCGTTACCGCCGTACAGGGCCACGCTCATCCAAGCGCGCCCCGTAAAACCGTCTTGCCACCACGCCCCGAAGTATCCAGCGGCCCACGTGAGCATGAGGAACACGAACCACAGGACGCCGACATATCCCTTGCCCCGGATGATTCCGAACAAGGACAAGATAGCGCCAACCGCCCAGAGAGTGACATAGAGCCACATGACCTGGCCGTTGTCGGTAAGATACATTGGGCCGGACGATTCGTAGGGGCCGCCGAGCAAGGGCCAGTAAGCAATCACTCGGGTAAGAGAGACAACGAAGACACCGAAGTAGACGATCCTGTGACCAATAAACCGTGTCATTCGATGGCCTCTCAAGAGTTGAGGGCAGTGATCGCGTGCCGCAATTGGTCGTCTGTCACGGCGGAAGGATCAAGACCTGGCGACACCAGCGAATTGATCTTCTTTTGGTACTGAGCGTCCGCGTACTCATATACCGACGCAACTGAATCGTTACCGGTTTCTGCAACTGGGGCGCAGGCGAGTGCTGACAACCTGGATTCCACCCACGCTTGCGGGTTCTGCACACCTTGTTCGGCGGCAATTGCGATGAACCGTTCACGTAGGTCGCGGTCCTGGGATGCCTTGATTATGGCGGCTGAGGTAGCCATTCGAGTACTCCTTATTTAACGGGGAAGATGGCGTTGTAAATGAATACGGTGCCCTGGGGATTGGCTCCGAACGAGATCACGCCGTCAGACCCGATCGTCCAATTCTGTGAGCCGTTGTAGTTGTTGCCGAGTCCCTGAATCGCTGTCCATACACGAGGTCGGGCTTCGGGAGGAAGGGTGGCATGCGACCATCCCTCATAGACGCGTCCGCCAGCCCCGACGAATTTGAACTCGCCGCGAAGCATCACCATCGTGCCGTCAGCCACGAACCTCCACTGCAACGGCTGCCCGTTCGGCACCAGTTGCCAGTCGGACGGCATCTTAAACTGCATGGTCTGCCAGTCGCTATTGCCCCGCCAGTAGGTCCCATCGCATGTATCGATCTCGTTGTTTCGGTCCGTGCGCATCACCTGAAGACCCGGGCGCTTCTCTAGAGCGTCCCGCTCCGCCTGGTTCCGCACCGGAATGGGCGTACCTCGCAAGGATGTGTACTGCCAGGTCTCGGTGATCGACACCGTTGACAAGTTCGTCAACCCCGAGGTGACCGTGAAGGAGCCGAGTTCGTAGGCGAACTGGGGCACGCTCGGTTTCGTGCCAGGGGTACCAGCTACACCTTTGGCTACCCCGAAGTACGGCGTCGAGTTGGTGGTCTCCGATTCCGACTCGTTTTGAGCGACGTAAACGACGTCGATACGGGGGGCCAGCCGCCGGGGCGGGATCAATATCAATCAGGGATACATCGGTGTTCGCCATCAAGATTAGGCCATCCGCCCCATCCTTCTGACGGGCCAGTCCCATAGTGAACGGCCGAACGCCAATCTGCATACCAGATGCCGACCCGTATAACAGGTTCTTGTTACCCCCGATCAGCACACCCTCGCGAGGTTTCAACGCCAACCCGGTGACTTCGAACAAACCTGCCAGAGCTTTACGCGCTTCCCGAGGGGAAGTGCCCGAGGGATCATCCGACCCCTTACCACCACGACGGACAAACAACCCATGCCCGAGATTATTGTTAGCCATCTACATGCTCCTTCTAGCGGATGAAAAGAACCACGACTTGCAACGCCGCACGTGCGTCCTGGTCTGCGTGGAAAGCGGACGCCCAGTTCGTCCAGGCGGACGCGGACACGTTAATGTCCCCGTTGATTTGCGATGCGGGAATAGCCACCTGCGCAATCGGGGCACTAATGCCTGAGTAGGATCGGGTTTCAATCCCGTTTCCGTCCCGACTCGCGGCTCCGTTGTAGTACGAGGTACCGGTTGCTTGAGTCTGGCCCTCGATCGTTAGACGCGAATAGAACATGCGCCAGTCCCCTGTGCCGCCTGAACCGCCTTGCTTTACATCCCAGACCGCTCGACCGGAGACGCTGGCAAAGACCACTGCGGTACTGAAACTATTTGGTGTCGGCACTACGACTTGAACGAGTGAAGTCTCATTCGATGGGATACCGAAGCCGGACGTTTGCCCGGATACTGACTTGGCAGAGACCGTACCCAGAACCGTCCTGGACTCAATGTTGGCGATCTGCCTTTCAAGGGAAGCGATCTTGTCCGCCAACCCACCGAACTGCTCCGGTGTTGTCGGGGATTTCTGCCACCCTAAAGACTGGTCAAGCATTTACTGTCTCCCATCCACGGTCGGGGTAAGCTCAATTTCAACCGTTCCCGACAAATCGCCGGAAACAGTCATGATCCGCCCCCTGAACTCACCCATGGGCAGGAAGGGGAATCGCTGGTCAATCTGAGCTCGGACCCAATCACCAGGCCGGTAATCGCCCAGTCGTGGTGTCGCTGTCGGGTCCAACTTGAACTTCCATGTTTTCCACGGGGCCTTATTCGATCCGACGTTTGCCGTCGCCCAGTTGTTTAGAGTCTCAATTTGGGTCACCGATGAGTACGTTTCCTTGCGCTCGAGCAAGGGGAACTGGAAGTTATCGACCATGGAGTAATCCGAGGCTTGAGCGATCAGAGCTTCCTCATTAGTTCCCGACCCCACAGCGAAGGCCCGGTAAGCCATATCTGTACCATCAGAATCGACCGAGTATCCCAGGACCGAAGAACGCGGTGTGCCAATCGGCAATCGCCAGTCTTCGCCTTCCTGCGAAAGCAACGGGTCTCCCACCCTCATCTGCCACTCAACCCGGGTGGCATCCTTCATGCGGGGCTGGAACATCAAGTCCGGTCCGTTCTGGACTTCCATTAGCTGTGTCAGCCGCTCCCATACTTGGCCCATTTCATAACCCCAGTAGTGCCTGTCGTTACTCCCCCGCACTTTCTCCGGGAGCACTACGGGAAGCGCGCTCCCCGGATGCTGCAACGTCTTCTCGACTACCAGGGTCGCGATGGACCCTAGAGTCCAGCCTTCCCAATCCAGTGACACCTTCGGGTCAGGGATACGCCCGTTCTGCAACAAGTACCGGTGTTCAAAGTAGGCCGGCAAACCGGCGGCAGTAACGGACAGAACCGACGTAGAGGAGTCGAACGACCATCCTGTAACCGGTCCCGCATTGAGAATCTGCTGTGTCTCCGGGATGCGCACCCCAATAAATGACCGCCACTCTTTGAGCTGCACAGTCAGGTCCGGGTATCTCTCCAACAGGTCAGAGGTCACCAAAACCTCAGCGTTGATCTTGCCCGCCTTCCGGTGAACCATGGACCAAGACGCCTTATGAGCCGGCAGAACAGCGTAAACCTCGCCGGTCATGATATGGCCGATGATGACTTCTCGAGTATCTGTCATAGGTAGGTGCTCCGAATCCGTACCGTCATCCGCGCTTCAGGGTTGAACTTGGTGTCAGTGACAAATCGGATGGTCCCTGTCTGGCCCGCTGGGATCGAGAACCACTCACGACGTGTGAGATATCCCGACCGGTCCCCCACCCCCTGCAAGAGCGCGTTCCCCAATTGCTGGTTGATAGTGACCGTGTTGCCCCGCGGCACGGGCTGGGAGTATTCGATGGTCCGGCCCGTCTCACCGTGAACAATTCGGAAAGGGTCCGGGCAATAAACTTCGAACTCAGGCCACGCATCGGTAGTACCGGTGTTCTGGAAGACGACACGGCCCGAGTTGTTCGGCTCGCCGAACTCCAAGTACCCGGTGGCCTCGTCGGTGTCCTCGTCCTCGAATAGGTCAAACTCAAGACCGGACGAGGTTCCGTTGTCCAACCCGGTTGTGTACTCGCCCGGTTCAAGAGACGCGTACCTAAAAGGATCATCCAGCGAAAACTCGATTTTCCAGCCGAAGTATCCTTCCTTGAGATCTTCCGAAGAATCCCAAGGGTCGAAGGCAGTTACCGTCGCGTAGGCAAAAAGATCTCGACCCATCGTATCGACCCGCAACGTCAACGGCTCACCACCCGAGGCAGGCAACGACATCGCTTGAGCCAGGGCCTGGAACACGTCATCACGGTGGGAAGGGGTCTTCGACCATCCCTTCGCGATAACTGTCTTTGATGGCACAAAAGCGCGAGTGGACCACTGCCCGTGAGCGTTGGGGCGGGAAGCGGTCTGCCTCTCAGCAGAAAACGCCTCCCACCCATCAAGTGACATCAAGTAATGGTCACGCCACTTACCGCGCATGCCTCCCCAGAGGGTCAGGCCCTGATACGTCAGAGTAGCTACCTGCATATTCAAGACCTCCTAGGCCATCACGTATTTCAGTTTCGACTCCACCAAGCCCGGCAACTCATTCGACAACCCGTGCAAGTGCATGTTCTCGATGACCGGGGCACTCCTGCCATAGCTCGAGTCCTGAGAGCCTGACCCGAACGAATCAGCGATCAGGCCGACCCGGGTCGTACGAGGTTGTGGAGGCGTCACCATGGACGACATTTCCCGAGCAACGTTCTTGGACTGTCCTCGCAGCCCCTTGACCATGCCCTGGCCCGTGTAGTCACCAATCTCCATGAAAACTCGGGAAGGCGAGTGAATCTTCAACAGGCTCTTGGCAGCATTGACTGCACCATCGACAACGCCCTTAGCGGCGCTGACCACGGCCCCAGCCATCGACTTGATACCCGAGATGAGTCCCTGGATCATCTGTGAGCCAACGGAGACCATTTGCCCAGCTACACCCGAAATCGTGGAGATGATGTTCGATCCCATTTGGGCGAAGAACCCGACAACGGCTGATACGCCGCTCGAGACTGCGCCTGCCAAGCTGGACATGGCACCAGCAACAGCGCCCACAACGGCGCTGAACCCGCCCGAGACAGCGCCGAGGATCGCTCCAACAGCCCCCGAGACAGCGCCGACGATGGATGACCAGACGCCCGATATGACGCCCATCAGGCTCGACATGATCCCGGAAACAGTGCCCATCATCGAGGAGAAGCCAGAAGCCACTCGACTGATCAAAGAGCCGATGAATCCAGCAACGGCTCCGACGATAGATCCCCAGATGCCAGAGATAGTGCTGGCGATCCCGGACATGATGGCTGAGACAGTGCCCATCATGGAAGAGAAGCCAGAGGACACTCGCCCAATGAGGGAGGCGACAAACCCGCCGACCGCACCAACGATCCCGGACCACACGCCAGAAATGAACGACGCGATGGAGGACATTATGGAGGTGACGAATCCAAGCGCCGCAGAGAACCCAGACGATATGGCTGACCCGATCCCCGTCACGGCAGCAGAGACTGCCGCCACGATTCCGTTCCAGATTGCCGAGACCAGGCCAACTAGTCCGTTCCAGATCGTCGTCACGATCGAGACGACCAGTTGTACACCGGCCATCACGATAGTTCCGAGGAGGGTTAGCGCACCTTGGACTATAGAGATGATCAACGCCCACACAGCTTGAACGATTGCGCCAAGCCCTGACCACACCGCAGACCAATTCCCCTGCAACAAGGCGAGGAATGTCTGCAGGACAGCAGTTATTACAGCGATAGCGGATGAGATGATCGTTCCCATGACGGTGAACACGGTCGAGACAACGGTTCCGATGAATTGGAACGCGGGTCCGAGGATGCCCATCAGGAATGTCACCAGCGGCATCAGAGAGGCCAGCATCTGCGCAGCAATCTGGACGACCAGAGTGAAAACAGGGACCAGTGCTGAGGTGATAGTAGTAACCATGCTCATGAAGGCCTGGCCGATCTGCATGAGTACTGGCAGAACAGCCCCGACGATGGGAGCCACAAGACCCACAATCGCCTGGAAAAGACCCGCAATTGCGCCCCGGAATGCTTCCGACTGCGCCAAGGCCACTACAAGTGCTGCCCCAAAGGCCGCGATGACAGCTACCAATGCAGCTACCGGAGCCGAGATGCTTGCCAGTGCCGTTCCAATAGCACCAAGCACAGGAGAAAGAGCAGCACCGATGGCTGACAGTCCACCGAATGATGCCACCAGCCCCGCTACACCCGAAATAACCGGCGCCAGGAATCCGATGATCTGGACCAAAACGGCGACGAACCCAGCGACCGCCGCGCCAACCGCGAGAAGTACCGTCGACAGCCCAGGAAACTGCTGAGCAAAGTTGGCGATACCAGCCGCAACAGCCTGCACCACCGGGGCCACAGCCTGAATAGCAGCCACCAACGCCTGCCCAATCACCGGGAGGATAGCCTGGACCGCGGCCCCCAGCGACTGAACAACTGGCGCCAATGCCGTAATGGCAGCCCCAAGCACCGGTCCCAGCTGTGCAGCCACAGCCCCAATAACTGAACCAAGTGTGCCGAAGATCGTGCCCAACCCGGCCATGGCCGGTTGCAGAGCCTGAGCGCCCACCAGGATGCCTTGGAACATGCTCTGCAAACCGCCCTGAAAGACAGGGTTTTGCACGGCCGCAGAAAGGCCCTGAACAAGCGCGGAAATGGCCGACGCCGCCGTCGTCATCACCATAGAAATAGTCGGAGCCAGAGACACAAAAGCCTGTCCCACGGCTGCAACAGCAGGAGCGAGATTAGCCATCGCCTGGTGCGCGCCCGAAAAGATCGTGACCAACGTGCCCTGACCGATAGGACCAGACAAGGCCGCATTGATACCCCGCAGGCCTTCTCCAAGTTCGTGTAGACCGCTACCACCAGCCTGAGACGCCGCCTTAGCAACCGCCGCAAGAATGCCAACGACCTGAACAGCGATGTTCCAGAGATCCTTGAACGCTTGGATACCAGCGTCAATCGCGCCCGAGATGTCAGCAGTAGCAGTCCACTGTTCAAACGAACGCGCTACATCAACAAACCCGGAGGCCAGCCCCGGCAAGTACTGTCCCCCGATACGTCCAAGATTGACCATGCCCTGCACCAGCGGCTGCATACCCTGCGCGGCAATATCAATGGACCTGTTCAACGGCTCAAACAATGACGCCAGCACCCCACCCCCAAGGGATGACTGAATCGCACCGGCCAAAGAAGCGAACAGGCTCCCAATCCGGGAAGCCGTGCCACTCATTTGCGTTGTCAGTTCAGGCAGAAGACTGTTCGCCATCTCCCGGATAGGCTGTGCCGCCTTATCCCAGAAAGCGGATGACACGGACTCCTGCAGCGCAGTGAACTGCGGACCTAGATCCGCCAGGACCGTACCGGCATCTTTCATAGCCAGTACCAACGTCGTGACACCGACAGCGGCCCCCGCAAACATCCCAGGCAGTGCCAGCGCGGCCGGGGCAATCGAAGCCAACGACGCCCCCAACGAGAACAAGTTGGACGCTCCAGCAACCGCCATGGAACCAAGCCCAACAATCGCTGTCCCCGCAGTGCCAGCTTTAAGGGCGACCCGGTCTAGATCCGTAAAAATGTTCTTGAGCGACCGTCCGAAGTCCCCCAACACGTTGCCACCCGACAACGCCATCAGCGCAGTCTTAGCCGCAGCGAACGCACCAGCATTAATCTTCGGTGCGATGTCCACTATTCGAGGACGAGTCAGAACGGACAACTTCGCTCTAGCCATGCCCGTATCCGCATCGGCGTTCACAGTCGCCTTGATGCCAGCGCCGAGACTTCTTAACTTCTCGCGGGCACCGGACACGTCAGCATCAGCTGTGACTGTCGCAGTGATGTTCTTCCCAAGCGTCGCCAGCTGCTCACGGGCTTTGGCAGTATCCGCTTTGACCTGGACAATCACATCGTCACGGAGACTCGCCAGAGACTCACGGGCTTGCCGCACATCTGCATCGGCCCGCACCGTGGCAGTAATGCTCTTACCAACCCCAGCAAGAGCTTCTTTTGCCCTGGCGGTGTCAGCCTCAACATTGATTTTCGCTGTCGTGTCGCGAGCGATTTCTTTGATGCGGTCTCGAACGCCATTTTCATCAAGATCAATCTTGACCTCAGCGCGGAGATTGGACAGCGCCTTCATCATCCCCGCGAGTTTGGACCGGTCAAGGACCGGATCAATCTCCACCTGCGCGCTAAGGCCACGCTCAATCTTCGACAGCTGAGACTTCAGCTCTGCCTTAAACCCCTTGGTGTCAGGGAGAGCGCGAACTGTTACACGACCGACCTCATTTGCCAACTGGACGCACCCTCCCTGTCGCCCGCCTGCTAAGGCGAGTTAAAAAAGGAACCCAGCGAATCAATATCCGCGGGTTCCGGTTCCTTATTCGTTTGTGGCCTGTCCACGTAGTCAGGCTTCGGGACTCGTTTCTTGCCAGCGTTTGCTTTGACCAATGTGTACTGGACGTTTTTCAACTCGTCTTGGACGTTGTCCAGACGTTCTGCCTCGGGCGTGTACCCGTAGAACCGGAGCTCGTCCAGTTCGTCCTTGGCCCGCCACAACGACCAAGGCTCCGCAGCAAGCCGAGTCATCAAAGCCCACAGCGGGCGCAGGTCATCAACCCAAATCATCGTGAATGGATCGACCCGATACAGAGCCAAAAAGTCCCCTACTGCGTTAGGCCGTTCGTCGAACCAGCGCTCGAGTTCAGTCCTTTTCCCAGTTCCTGGACATAGGCCATCACCAGTCGGAGAGCCTTCTGAGCGTTGTCGAACTTCATGAACCGGGTGAAGCCTTCTTCATCCTCCACGAAGTCTCCTTCACGGATAGCCCGGGCCAGGGTAATGATCTCCCGGACGCTGACGTCGTTCTGGTCCACGGAATCTGGGTCACTTCCAAACACTGACTCGAGAGTCTCCACCAGTTCCAGACCTGACTCGAGGTCGATCTGCGACAGAGGCTTGAGAAGTTCGTGTCCCTCAACCTCGTTGAATTTGACCTCTTTTTCCTGCTTGGCCTTGTGGTCCTGAGGCTTCTTCGTAGTAGTCATATTGGAGTCCTCCAAAGTATTTGTCTGAGTCCTCGAGACAACTGATTAATGGCCTGTGCCCCGTGTGGAGGACTCGTCACACGGGGCACAGGGAACTAGAGAACTACTCGCCGTCGTTCGGGGGAACCACGGCAGTACCGGATTTCGCTTCGCGTGCGCTCATCCAGAAGACCTTCTTGTACTTCGTGGAATCTGAGGTCAGGACGTCACCCTTGATCTCGATTTCGAAGAACTGTTCGGGGTCCACAGACGGAGCGTCGCCCGCCGAGAGCTTGCACCGGCGAATGTAGATGCCGAAGCGCTTACCCGCGTGGGCGAAGATGATGAGAACGGACTTTTCGATCGGGGTGATATCTCCCATCGCGTAACCCTTTAGGGTCTCGTCCCATTCGCCGCCTCCGAAGGCAAGCTCGAATGTCTTACGGTTCATAGACAGCGCCCGGACAACGAACGACCACAGGACTGCCTCGTACGAGGTGTCGACGCCGTCCTCTTCCCAAGTGTCTACAGAGGAAGCGTCGCCGCCGTCCTTGTCGAACTCGATGGTGTTTTCCTTCGACGTGTAGCCGATGGACTCCCACCCGGCCCCATAGGTCGTGTCGTCCTTGATGTCGAACTGTGCGATGTCGAACGGCTCGGCCGTGTCCTCAGTGGAAATGAGTACGTTGCCGTGTCCCGGAAGGACAGTGCTCTTCGGGTCAAGATTGGGATCAGCCATCTTGAAGCCTCCTTAAATACAAAAGGCACCCCGAAGGGTGCCGAAGCAAAAAATGTGTATGTAGTAGTGGTTAAACGAAAATCATGCGGAACACGGAGTCGTATTCGTGCGCCCCAGGAGCCGTCACAGCGTCCACTGCCGGCTGTTTCACAGGTAGTGAGGTCGCCGTCAGGTAGGCCAGCCCAGTGCCGTTCACGGTCGAGCTGGCCTCATACGCGTCAACCAACACCCTGGTGACCTGATTCGCTATTGACCAGGCGCGATCATTGGATCTTGCAACCACGTTGAATGTGACCGTGGTATCCATCGAATCCGTAATCCCCCCGTTGGCCACCGACATGTTTGTCGCTACCGTGTGCAGAACGAACTCAGCCGGGACTGTTTTCGGAACCTGCGAAAAAACCCGACAGTCAAGAGCGCCCGTGAGAACCGACTGGATATAAGCAGAAGGTCTCATACGCTGTGCGCCGCCTGAATCATGATGTGCTGCCCTGGGACACGCTTACCAGACCGAGTGTTGTGACCGAACTCGATGATGGCCGCCTGGGGATCATCGTTGTAGGCCACATAGTCAGTGACCCCACTTTTGCCAGGGGTCGCAGATGTACCGAAGGACGAAACATAATTGCCCGTCTTCACATGTGAGCCCGCCAAGGACCGCGCCCGATTCTCAACCGATCGAGCTGCTTTGCGGAGCTCTCCCGAGTCGGAAACCATACGAGCCACCTGTGTGGACAAATCAGCGTCAAGATCAACCATCCTGCCCCCTCCTGATAAACACCCGGTCATGTCGAGTCCCATGACCCATACGAGACTTCAACACGCGCCCCACCTGGGAGTACGTATCCCCGTCCCACACAACTAGGGCATGAGGTGAACCCGGCCAAATTCCAGCTGGAACGGTGACACGGTACGAATCCATCAGCTTCAGTCCGTATGCCTCAGCCTCATCAGCCGACACCGGGTGAACGTTGCCGTCAACGACGGTGGGCGGCGACTCAACTAGAGTCACCGCCCCGTCACCGTCCGTGCCCTCTTCTCGATCAATGACCGTGACCTTGTGTTTGGCCCTGCTAATAAGACTCACAGGACACGCTCCGAGAAATCGTCGTAAGCAGGCCAGCCGTATTGAAACCAGAGGTCAGGACGAATCCGGCCATACCGTGATGTCGCATACCCGTCAGTCGCCGGCGTGACCGACCGGAACCCACCGGACCCGAGCAGGCGAGCCCACTCCTCTGGCAGAATATCCAGCAGCCCAGAAGCGACCTTGAAGTTCAGACTGTACGAGTACCCGTCCTCCGACTCAGAGGAGTAGATACCAGCGCCAGCCTCGCCAGCACGGAACACCCGCGCCAACGACTCAGCCTCCACCTGTGCGACCAACGCGTGAAACTGAGGATCCGCCCCAGCACGATCGACTAGGTTAGGGATCCTTACGCTTAGGAGGTTTTCCGCCCTTGCCAGCAGCGCTTCCGCGTACTCGCTTTCCGTCTCCGTCAGCGGACGCATCAGCGACGTTTCCACGTCCTTCACGCTTGCCACTGCCATTGGCGACCTCCCAACGTCCATCAACCGGGAGCTCAGTCGTGATGACCGATCCGGTGCTTTTGTTTACGTACTGCATCACTCACCACCGGCAGGTGCTGCAGTCTCGTATGCGACGAACGAGTCCAGATCATTGATGACGAATCCGAAGATTGCCTCGACCAGTGCCGCTTCCTTATTCGTCTCGAACATGGAGACACCACCGACGGTTGCGGAATCGGTCATCTTGATATTGATGTCCTCCACGAACCCGAACTTGAGGTTGTTCTGGAAGTCGCCGCCGAACGCTCGAACGTTAGTGTCCGGGTTATCGATGCCGTACCGGCCCGAGACGGTCTTTCCGTAAGAGACGGGCAGACCGAACAGGGAACCCATCTGATCGTTGAGGTTCACGGACGACTGGTAGACCGGACGGCCGTTGACGTCGACAGCCCCGATGAGCTGGGACCGGAACCTGGGATCAGCGATGAACCCCGTGAAGTCCTTACCCGCATCAGTGACCAGGTCGTAACCGGCCAAGATGTCAGAGGACAGCCCACCAGCATTAGCCGCAGCCGTACCGAGCTCAACTCGGTTGGTCGCCTGGTTCAGGTAGGCCAAGTTCGGGATCTGCGACTTGGACTTAACCGATTTGCCGTACAGGACAGCGGCATCAATCTGTTCATTGATCGCTTCGACGAGCTTGTCGTTGATCCGGTCCATAATCCCGCCAGGATTAGCCAGGCGGGCTTCCTTAGTCCAGTCCACGATGACAGCGGCCTTCAACGGCGTTGCCTCGACGTAGGACAGACCGAAGCTCGAAACCGGCTTAGGCTTACCCTCTTCAACGATGTCGGCCTCGACCTTGCCGGAATCGATCAGGAACTTGTTGCCCTGGATCGTCATGTCGGTCTTACCCGCGACCTTAGCGATAACGCTGGTCTCGGAGACACGCTGGAAAATTTCGTTGGACAGTTCCTTAGGCAGGTTCCCCTGCGCCGCGATGTCCTTGATGTTGATAGTCACTCTGAATTCCTTTCTAGGTGACTTGGGATTATCTGTTCATCAGGCCTTCGAAGAAGGCCGCCGCCTCAGCATCGGGATCCTGGGCGGGTTCAGCCACCTGGGCCGGATTCGGAGGCGCACTCGCTGTCTCCGTCCCCCGCAGAGAAGCGAACTTCTCCACGGCGGAAGTCATAGTTTCCTCGTCTCCATCAGGGATGTACGAGGCAAAATCTCTAGGGAGGCCCTGCTCTACGAGCAGGTTCTCCTTCGTACGCAGCGTCTCCAACTGCTCATAATTTTTCTGACGCTCCGCGAGGTCGTCGTTAGCGAGCTGAAGCGTTGCCTTCTGCTCTTCGACGGTCGTTGAATACTCATCACGTTGTTTGGCGATCGCATCGCGTTCTTCAGTCAGCGACGAGTTCTTGGTCTGGAGCTCCTGCTTCTCAGCGCGAAGATTCTGAATCAGGTTCCACGCGGTTTCCTCATTGAACGGTTCGCCGTTTTTCTCCCACGGCTTCTGTTCATCAGTCATGTCTCATTACCTCCTGGGTATGAAAAAGGCCCACCCACTTGGGTGAGCCTGCCTAGAAAATTCGGGTGCGCTACGCGGCCCGAACGTCCGCGATATCCAGCGTCTTCCCGTCTGCCTCAAGCTGTTTCAGGTACTCCGACCAGGCTTTGAGGGAGTCATTATTAGTCCGCTTCCGCGAACCTGCCACGGTGGACTTCGTGACCTTCTGCCACTGTTCCTGCAAGTACTCGGCCTGCTCCCGGCCCGGCCATTCCGAAGCGAGATCGTAAACCGGGACAACCATGCAATCGCAATGGTCGTGGTACGAGTTCACGAACTCATCGCCCGGTCGCCACAGCGACGTCACGCCCTTCGCGCCCCGTGCACCGGCTTTCGACGCAGACGAATACACCGGGCCACGCGAAGCCAACATGACACAGAACGGACAATTCTCGGCACCAGAGAGAACACGGGCGAACCCCTTCGGGAACTTCGTCCGCTTCTTGCCCTTTCCGACGTCCTCACCGCCCTCGTGCTCACGGTCGATTGTGGAAACAGCAGACGACAAGTACTCCTCGAGGTCGCCCCAGTCCGCTCCATCGTCAACCAACTTGTCGATGCTTGGTTTGTCCGGTTTGAAGAACTCCTCGAGCTCATCAAGCGGGTCATCATCCCTCGGGCGCGACGGCTCCGTGAACTGCCACAAGTCCTCGAACCCAGACAGGCCATCATCCACCTCAGGCGCCGGGGTGGCGCGCACAACCTGCCGACGGGCCGCCTGCTCCACATGTCGAGTCAACGAATCAGCGACCTCGTCAATCGACCGCGCATCTTTCAGGACTTCGACGACGGCGGAGTCAGGGTATCCCTCCGTGTCGGGGACGAAAGCATTACCACCGGCCTCCGAGTTCATGAACTCGCCAGCCACAGCGGCACTATCGTCTCGATACTCTCGGACAACCCCGGCAAGTTCTTTCGCGACAGCGCCGCGTTTCTTCGGATCCTGCCAATCAGCGGAACGCACAACAGGCAACACAGCGGACCGAAAAGAACGAGCGACCTTATCTAAGTCAATGCGGTACTCGCCAAGCTCCATCTCAAGCCCCCGTCACAGCACGCGACCTGGTATCCAACTTCGACTCACGCGCCAACTGCTCCGGCGAAAGGTCCATAAACTCCCGCGTCGTCTCCGCAGAAATCACACCTTGAGACTGAGCCTGCAGCATCTGCGCATTCCGGGCCGACACCGACGCAACAGCAGGATCACGCCATCGAGACTCCAACGTTTCCAAGCCATCGACAGTCTCACCGTTCATACGCAGCACCATCCGGGCAATATCTTCAGCCGGATCACCAAAGAGGTTCTGCTTCACACTCGCCCGCATCGTCAAACGGTCCTTAGCCGACTGCATAGCCTCAGCAGACGTCGGGTTCGAATCGGCGCTAATACCCATCATGAACGGCGGGATACCTGTCATCGCGGACACCTGCTGTGCGTACAGCTTGAACGCACCAAGAATCTGATTCAGGTCCGCCCCTGGGATCTGCCCCGCCGTGGACCCGGCAGGACCAGTCAAGAACCTGCCAAAATATGTCTCAATCTGAGAGACAGCATTACCGAACTGGTCTACCTTCTCTTCATCCGCACCATCACCAAACAAGTAACGGATCGGCATCGACAAAAGCTCCTGGGCAACCTGCAAATTAGTCAATGACCGGGAGGCAGCGTCGCACAGCTTCGCAATATCAGCGACCTCAGAGTGCCCACCAGCACCAAGACGTACCCGATTCACAACTGGGACCGCAGGCACCGTGTCAATGCCGCTAGTGACCTGTTGCTGTCGCACCCACCGGCCGTGCACGCGCCCGTAGTACGTGATCGACCCCGGCTCATAATGAGCAGCGAAATCATCCGTACCCTGCTGATACACCTGGACGGCTTCTTGCACATCACCGAACATGCCCGTACGGACCGCGAAGTTCTGCGCCGAATGACCGGAAATCTTCGGCGCACCATCCTCACCAGGCCCGACAACCGCGTACGCCGTCCCCTGCACCAGGGCCTCGGTCATAATCAGCGGCCACAGAGTATCGAAATTGTTCGCCTGGAACGACCGACGCAACGAGTCTGGAACCTCTTGATCAGCCAGCGTGAACCCCTCCAAAACAAGGGACTCCACCAGCACATCGACAGCCAACTTCGGCCACATTGCCGAAAGCTCAAGCACACGAACCTCAGGCGGCAACGACACGCCCAACGCATCCAAATGAGAGGCACCATAGTAGTAGTCATTCCACCGACGAAAATTCCTCGGCGTCGTGCACTGCTTACTCAAATCATCGAAGCTCACTTGTGCACCACCCACTTCCTGCCCCCTCGGCGGGAACCAGCCATCAACCCTCTATAAGCCAACGTCGCAGCCACCAAAGGCGAAATATCCGACGACGTATCCGCCCTCGACCATCGCCACAGGTCAGAAGACCCCTTCGACCGACGACACGCCTCAACAGCATCGTCAAGCTCTGCTTGCCCCGTATGACGGATATTCCACGTCATCACCGCATCGAAAAACTCCCCACACGCCTGCATATATTCACGTGCCACCAACGGTGTCAGCTTCGACCTCAACCGTGGAGCCTCACCAGCCACGGATGCCGCCTGAGACGCCGCGTCATAAATCGTAGCTGCAGGGTTCCACTTCCGTTGCAACTCGGCCAGACGATCCATAACCCAGCCAGTTCCGGCTCGACGGTCAACGACCTCTACGTGCACGGTACCGTCCTCACGGAACGAAGCGGCCGCGATGGTCGCCGCATCACGCAACGGAGTCACATCCACACCGAACGCGACAGCAGGCCCAGGAACCGACTCCTCATCCATACACTCAGACCACTTAACGGCCGGAATCGCGGAAGAACCACCCAGCTTCGCCCAAATCCCCAGCCGCTCCCGTTTGAACTCCTCATCATCCAAGGTGCGACGCTCGTTCTCCACGAAATCAGGGGCAATACGAATCCCCAACGACGGATTAGCCTCAGCCCAAACATCACGATCATCCGGGTCTGCGCTCTCAGGAACGGACCACTCGTAATAGGCAAGCCGCTTCTCACCATTCGGCTTCAAACCCCGCTCACGAACACGGTTCAAAACGTCTGATTCTGGCATTCCAGCCGAAGACGTATACCAAATCTGTGGTGAAGCCTGCATCGACCGGGCCGCCATCGTCGGCATCATCGCCGCAATCACCGAATCCGGCAAGTTATACGCCTCATCCAACACCACAAGATCACCGGTGAAGCCACGTCCCGAATTACCACCAGAACGGGACAGGAACTTGATCCGATTCCCATTCCGATGCGTAAACGAAAGATCCTGGTTACCAGTCTTAATGCCACTCATTTGCGCGTCAGCATCCCCCGCATAGCCGGCCATGTACTCAACCAGCTCCGAGCCACGTATGAGCCTCTCCAACCGCATACGATGCTCGTCAGCCGTCTTAAAAAGGTGCGCTGTATGGATAATCGTCTGCTCGCCAAACAAGAACATGCCAGCCAGCTCTCGAGCCTCGAGGATCGACCCCTTCCCGTTCTGCCGCGGGACAACGAGACCAACCTCGAACGCCTGCCACTTGCCCCGTGGGTCCTCCCCCAACGAGCCGCGCAACACGTACTCCTGCCACGGATCCAAATACAAACCAGCAACCGCTGCTAAATCAACCGCATCATCACCGGCTGACGAAGCAAACAACGGCGTCACATCAACCCGAGGCGTCTGCGAGCCTCTGGGCTCGCTTTTCAGCAAGCTGGTCAAGGGCACTCACCTTCTTCGGGGAATCAGCCGCCGCCAGCGACGCAATAAGTTCGACAATCTCTTCTTCACGCTTCGCCAACGCCGCCATGTCCCGAGGGGTCGAAACCTCCATCGAAGCCCGCACCTTCGCCAAACGCCACCGAGCCGACACCAACGGATCCTCCCCCGTCGGCACCTCGAGCATCACCGGCTCCGTTCCAGCCCGCATCTTCTGCTCAACCACAACCGAAGCACCCGCCAACAACTCACGGTCAGACGCCTCACGACGACGCTGTCGCTTCTCCCGGCCACGCACCGCCTCAGCCTCACGACACACCGCACAATCCTCACCAGCACGGCGATGCCGCCTATATGCCGCACTCGTCCCGCACTCCGCCAGCTCTTTATGCATAACCATGCACTCCTAACTGTCAGATCGCGGTGAAAATCTTCCCGGAGGGATGTTCGTATACCCGAAGGGGTGAATGTGACCCCGGGTGGGGGTATCCCCCTGGGTATTTATGCGGTGGTGTGTGTTTATGCGTTCACCATTGGCGTGTTGTTGTTGGTTGTGTGATTTGGTCTTGGGTTCGTTTTTTGCCTCGGCTTGAGTTGCACGATCGGTGTGCTGGTTTTAGTTCGCCTAGGAGTTTTCCGCCGTTGCCGAGTGCGTTGATGTGGTCGGCGGTGAATGCTTGGGGGTGTGTGGGTGGTAGGTCGAGGTCGATGGGGTTGCCGCATAGCCAGCATGGTTGTCCGGTGCGTTGGACGTGGCGGCGTAGTGTTTTGGTTTTTTGTCGGTAGGCGTAGAGCTGTGGGTGTTTGCGGTGGGCGTTGGTCATTGGCTCACCTACTTGTTGCGTTTGTCGCCGGGCCACATGCCGGTCATGCGGTGGTGGAGTTTGGCGCAGTATCCTTCTGCACGTCCGGGCATGTACTTCTCGAGGTGGTGGACGCAGCGGGTGAAGTCGCCTGGTGTGTTCCACCGGATTTTGAGGCCGCCTTTGCCGACTGTCCAGTATTTGCGGAGGCGCCATGCTTCGCCGTCTCCTGGGTTGAGGTCTGCCATTCGTGTGCCTCCTCCCGTCGGATGCAACATGATGTTGCATGCAACATGTTGTTGCATGGATAAGGGAAACCCCGTGGACAGACTCAAAGCCTGGGCGAAGCTAGACACCATGCGTGACGACGACATCCGGGATCTGCGAGCTCGTGGGTTCACCTATGCGCAGCTAACAGACATAACCGGCCTAACACGGCAACACCTGGCTAGGATCGTTAGTCGCTAGCTACCTGGCCCGCGTACGGTCCCGCAGATAGCGCATTGTCGCCATAGTGGGAACGGTGTTAGCCGCCACGTGTGTAGGCCGCATTCGCAGGCGAAGCGTCGAAGACGGTTCATCTCTCGCCCCCTGTGTAGTTGTTCCCCTGCCCTGGTGGTTGGTGTCCTGTTCCCAAACAATGCGACCCGGCTTCTCCCTCCGGGCGTTCCACCAATCAACAGGGCAGGGAAGTTTGCGGTCCGGCTAGCCGTTGAGCTGTCAGCGGCAGGCACTCTTCGGAGCGTCTTTTCACCGGGCCTTGTGCGACGGGTGGGATTTGAACACCACGCGGGAACTATTGAAGTTCTCCCCTAATCTCGCGTGCCCCAACAAAACACGCTTTCCGTCGCTTCCACACGGGACTCTGCGGTGCAGGTCTCCCGTGGTGGTCGGCTTATCCGTTGTGCGGTGCGACCTAACCATCCCTCGATAACCCGCGAAGGTACGGGATTTTTGTGTGGGGTGCGCCCATATCCCCCGTATTTATTGTTGCGCATAGTTGACAATGGGGGTGATGGGCCGTTAAACTAGAAGTACCCCGGAAGGTCCGGGGGACTCCGGAACAAACGGGGTACGACAGGAAGGGAGCGGCAATGACATTCATAGTTATCCTGTCCGCAACCCTCCTGATCCTCAAGATCGCAAGAGAAGTCATCGGACTCATCCGGGACATTCTCGATCGAGAGGACTGAGGAACTAGGGAGTCGAGCCACCACTCGGCTCCCTGGTCCTTCCAATCATGAAGGAGCCAACCATGAAAAACAAGACCACCGCTATAGCGTTCGGTGCAGTCATGACCGCACTGTCCTACGCAACTCATCAGCCCGTATGGCTGACCGTCATAATAGCGGCACTGACCGTCGTGTTGGCCGGTGTCCTAATAACCCGGGCGGTGATCCGTCATGACCGCTGAACCTGCCCTTGAGGCCGTGTCTCAGGCCCGTCAGGAACGGGATGATGCCGATCACAAGTTCCGGTTGTCACTGGTCGCCGCTGTCGATCAGGGGTTCCCGTTATCGCAGATCGCGCTTGTCGCCGGGATGAGTCGTCAGGGTGTGTGGCGGGCCGTCCAGAAGGTCAGAGGCTAGTCCGAGCACTCGTTAGAGAGGTAGTAGGACGGGGTGATGAACCCGTCGTCCTCCATCTCCTCCATGCGGGCGATGTGCTCGTCCAAGGGGACAGTGTCGTCTTCGAGGGCTGCCATACGCGCCCCGGCGTCGGCACTGAGCGCATCAATGTGATCCGGTGTCATCGTCGGCTCCTATCTGCCCTCGCGGCGGCCATATCCCCTGTGGGGTCGGCGTAGTCGATGCTGGGCCGGTGCTTGGTCCGGTTCTCGGTCATGCCTTCTTGGATGATTTGGAGCATGTCCTTATCCGTCATGGACCGGCCTGGGTCTCCGTCTGGGAGTTGGTTGCGGTAGTGGATCGCTTGACTCATCGCGTCGAGTGCGTCCATGTATTCACCGCCTTAACGCAGAATGGCCCCGCCTACGTGATGTAGACGGGGCCTTCCTGACAACCCATGACCAACAAGAAAAGCCCCCACATTGTGGAGGCTTGAAAGGAACAACCGGCCTATAATTGGGCACACCAAAAACAGGTGTCTCCAGTGTATCACACTGGACTGACGTTCCTAGCGAGTTCCCTCACCGCGTCCAGCCCTTCCCATTCGGCCAGGCATTGAGCGCACGATGCGTAAGCATGCCCTTCCACTCGTGTCACGGCAGCTTTTTTGATGATCTCCCCATCGTCTTCGACCGCGATCTCGCTTTCCCCGCATTCGGGGCATCTGCCGATCACGTCCGCGTGAGACTCGTCCAGGGCACGGATCTGACGGTTCCACTTAGATATCCATGCGAAGCACTCGCTTTCGTCTGGGGACCCTTCGACGGATCGTGCCCAGTCTTGAATCCTCTCCGGCAGGGGTGTCCGGGATACTGCGCGGATGCCGAATCCTCGCCAGTGATTGTTGGTGACGGTGGCGATGTCTTCCCAGAGGTTGAGGGCGTTGAAGGAGATCACTCCTTTTGGGCCGCTGGCTCCTGCCCCGGTTCCTCGATTTGCGGTGAATGCTTCCTTGAGCTGTGTAAGCAGGGCGTATTCCTCAACGAGGTTGAAGGTCTTCCCTGTCTTGTCTGGGTTTATTTTGTGGTCTTCGGTCAGCACATGCACTGCTTCGGAAAGTGCGGTCATGGTGTCTCCTCGTGTTCGGTGATCCAGGTGTTGAGTTCGTCCCAGGTGTCGAACGCGGCGCTCGCTCCGCATTCGCATTCCCCGGCGTGCAGGCCGGCACCGGGCCATTGCGCCCACGTGTTGATGTGGTGGCTCATTTGATGCTCCTAGAGTTCTTGAACGCCCAGATGGTTGTTCGGACAAACCACCTCGCGGCAAGCACTGGCCAGAATGGTGCGAACACCCAAAGGCGGGCGGCCCGACGCCGATACTTCTCATCCGACGGGATTGGGTCGTTCCCGTACAACCCGCGTGACATGGAGAGCGTGAAGCCGAGCCCAACAACCCAAACGGCGGACATGAAAATTAGTACTCCGGCGATGCTCATTCGATGCTCCTTACTATGATCCGTAACCCCGGGTTGTCCTTGTCCTTGCCGCCGTGGTGGAGGAAGGGGCCGGATACGTGCTTGTAGTCGTCGTCTTCAACCAGGCCGGCGTCCACGAGTCCGTCAACGCAGGCTTTCGCGGTCGGGTACCGGTTGCCAGGGTCGTACCTGCGATTAGTAGCCATGTGGACGTAGACGTCGATCCAGGCGTGTTCCATGAGGACAGGCGACCCGGACTCGATCGCGAGACGGGAGGTCTCTTCCCGCCATGCTTTGGTGCGATTACTGATCGCCATGCGGGCGCCACGACTGGTCGTGTGCTCATTGGCACTGATCCACTTCTTGGACCCGAGCGGAACGAACAATTCGTAGGTCACGTGTCCTCCTTGTTAGTTCGGTTATCCGGTTGTGGCATTGTGTGGTGGAGACATTGGCCGTCGCGCATGAACCGGGACGGTGCTCCGCAAACGGTGCAGTGGCTCTTCCCGCGCACGTGGTTCATGCCGCACTCGTCGCAAGGTGGTGTGGGTATCCCGGTCTGTGTTCTGAGGACTGATGGTTCGCTGTTCCAGGGGTCGATCATGGTTCCTCCTTACGGGCGTGCCCGCACACCGTGGATGATGTGCGGGCACGAAAAAGGCACCCACGAAGGGTGCCTGCTTATTTGAACTAGCGAGTCAGTTTCGTTTAAAAGGGCGGCTCTTGGTCCTGGGCCGGGTTGCCCCAATCCGCAGCCTGCTGCTGTCCCCCGCTCCACGGGTCGGCCTGCTGGCCCTGTGCGGGCCGCTGAGGTGGATTCTGGGTATTGCCCCACCCTTGCCCCTGCGGATCGTTCTGGGCGGCGTTCTGCCCGCCCTGGGTGGGGTTCTTCGGGATCAGTCCGACCGTGTCCGCGACGACGTCCAACGACGTCCGGCGCTCGCCCTCGTACTCGTATTCGCGTGTCTTCGACCGGCCCGAGACGACGACTTTCTGTTTAGCGCCTTCTTCGAGGACTTCGGCCAGGGTTTCGGCTTGTCGTCCGAACACGGTGACGTTCCACCATGTCGTCCCTTCGTCGGTCCAGCCGCCGTTGCCGTCCGGTTTGTTGTGGGGTTCGCCGACGCTGAATCCGAGGCGGGCGTTGCCGTCTGTTTTGTTGAATGCGAGTTCGCGGACTTTGCCGAGGTTGCCCTTGAGGGTCACGTTAGCCATGTTGTTTGTTCTCCTTCTGCCCGTGTGTGGGCATTAAAAAAGACCCCGGTGTGGGGTCTTGGTGGTTGTTGTGTTGTTCGGGTTGTCGGACTACTTCGTAGATGAGTAGGGCGATCAGGGTCAGTGCTGCGGGGCAGAGTATCGCGACCGCGAGGGCTAGTAGGCCGATGTGGATAGCGAGTCCTACGAGACTCATTCGTCCGCCTTTCCTCTTCTGGGCCCGTTGAGGAATCGCAGGAGGATAAGCGCTAGGCTCAGCCCGACAATGGAGCCGAGCGCGTCTTCCCAGCCGTCTTCGTAGTATTTGGATGTGATGAAAGCGCCTACGCCGATTCCCGTAATGATGAGTAGCCAGCCTAGTGCGGCGGTGGATTTGGTGATTTGTGTGGCTATGGCGGAACCGAATATGAGTGCGCCGCTGATGAGGGATATGATCATTTGTTTTCTTCTCCTAGTGCTGCTTCGAGCGCGACGCGGGCCATGTCGATGTGTTCATCCCGGAATTCGTCGTCCCGTGTTCCGGTCGGGCCGCCGCCCAATTCCTCGTTGGTGGGCCATTCGTCCACTTCTGCGATAGCGAGAGCGGCCCGCTCGATCATGTCTCCGGTTATCGTCTGCGCGGACTCGTCCGCTTTCGATTGCCCCCATGCTTCCTTGTCGTGTAACGCCTTGTTATGCCACCCGGCAATCAGCATTGCGTCGTACCACTGAACGGAGTTGTAAGGCGCCATGTGTAAGGTCCACCAGCACGTTTCGCAGGTGATTATGATGGCGGCACCGCCGCGGGCCTCGGTCTTGCTCCCTTTTCTGACTACCGCGCTCATCTCGTGTCGCCTTCCCCGTCTCCGCACCAGATAGCCCTAGCTTCCTGATTTGTGTGAATCACTCCGTCATGCCCTGCACTCTGGTCGCACCTGTAATGTTCGCCGGCGATATTCAGCGCGCCTCGGCATTGCTTCTCGGCACTCATTCCGTGTCGTCCTTCCCGTCGACGCCCAGGGCGTCGTGAATGACCTGCAACGTGGGGCACGGCCAATTCAGGGAATACCCTTCGTGGTCAACACATTCCCTGCACACGTCGGGGTAATCGGGGTACTCCCAGGGGCGGTGCAATTCAGTGACGGCACGGAGGGCGTTCGCGGCCTTCCAGCCCATTGCTTTGGGGTACTCCACATACGGCGTTATAGCGCTGTTGTTAGCTCTGCTGTCGTGCTCGTCGAGGTACTGCTCGATTGTCGTCATTCCGTGGCCTCCTCATAGGCTTTGGAGAGCGCGTGTCGGGCGGTTTTCTCCCAACTTTGTCGCACAAACTCATCTGCCTCAGACCAGGCAGGCGGGTTCGGGCCAGGCTGAATTGCTTTAGTGGCCTTCATGCCGTCATACCCGTATTTCGCGATTCGCGGCACCATGCCCTCGACCAGATCCTCACATTGGTTCCCGTCTTCGAGCGCGGCCTTCAATGCCCGCCGCATCGCTAGATCCATCAAGCCGTCTGGGTCAGTTATCTTGCCCATTGGATCCGAGTCAACGGACTTCCTGAAGGCGATGACAGCGCTCTCTACACGCTTGTCCGTGACTCTCGGCGTGGCTCCTGTGCCGCCTGTGAAGACTTTGAGCGTCCGCCCACCGTCTTGAAAAGAGAACTCCACGTCCTTTGCTTCCGTGTTGATGTAGGCGCGGCCCTTGTCGTCTATGACTTCGACGCGGGTAACATTAATCGCCCTTGTTAGGTCGGTGGACCCGTCCGGGTGGGCGATGACACGGAGGACTTCGACCTCTGAGGGTATGTAGCGATCGGAGGGCACCCACCAACCGCCGCTCCCGGTCCGCATGGCCACCTCGGCACCCTCGGATTCGTAAGGCTGGATCAGCGCAACGGTCCCCGGCTCGTATTCCGGTTCGGGGCGCGGGGCGCGAAGCACCCTTCCAATACTTGCGGGCTTGCCGTCGATCCTGGCCACGTAAGTGTCATGCTCTTTGAGGTCGTACACCTCGTCTCCCTCGCGTACTTCGCTAACGGGAACCTCTTCCCACCCGGCGTCGCGTAGCGCCTTCTCTGCTTGCCTCATTACCAATCCACTCCTTCGCTGATCCAAAAATCGTTCGTCTCGTGCCGTGTCTCGTCCTGCGGGAACGGCATGTAATCATCCGGGTACTTCGCCACGCCGACCACCTCCTACTCGGTTTGATTACTCATTCGTTCCGCCATGCGGTAAAAACAGCAGGCCCTTGCTGGGCCGGCTCGTAAAAATATTTGACGTCGTCATCGAACATGACCGACTCGCCGTCGTTGAACGGACCAGGGTGCAACCGCCACAAGTCGCCGTCGTCCCACACGTACACGACGCCATCGTCCCCGGTAGCTTTCCTGCCCGGGTTCCGCGCCAAATCAGTAAGCAACAGGCTCATACCACCACCCGGCCCACCGTGCTCGGAACACACGTCCTCAGCCAATACGCGAGATCGTCGCGGATGACATCGATAGTGGGCCGATACCCCGTCGTCACAGGCTCGTCCTTGGCCCTCGCTTTGTTCTCGCACTCCCGACACAGAGCCGAACCGCTCGCACGAAAATGCCCACACTCCGGGCACACCTGGCACAACGGGTCAAACCTCTTACTGGTCCCCAACTTCCGGTCATTCGGGCGCCGGCGCCCGTTACGCCGAAAATAGTTCTCACACGTGGAACACCAGTTCGGGGAATTGAACGTCACCTGCAACGCCGACCGGCCACAATCCGGGCAAACAATGTCCTCCGGTCTCATGCCGCTGCCCTCTGGATGATCGCCATGTTCTTGAGGATGCCGTTCTCGGCGGTCAGTTCCGCGATTCTCGCTTGGTAGGACCTTCGCATTTTCTCGAACCAGTCAGCGCTTAGGCTGGGGGCATCCTGTGCTTCGTTGGCTTTCTTGAGCTTCACGGTGAGGTCGTCGATCGTGGCGCGTTGGGTGTCGACAACAGTCTTGAGCCGCTGGATTTCGTGTCTCAGGGTCTCGTTCTCGGCTTTGTATCGTGTGGCTCGTCTGTGTGCTGAGTTACGGTCCCTGGCGGCTTGTCGGAGTTGTTCGCGCAGTTCGGTGAATGATTCGGTGTCTTTGTCGAGGGTCCGTTGTCCCCGGTATTGGTACATGGTGTGTGTTCTCCTAGGTACGAAAAAAGCCCCTGTGAGGGGCTAGAAATATGTTGGGTAGGTGTTGGGTCATCTGGTCCCGCTGGGCTTGATGCAGTAGCCGTGGAACGGCTCCTGGGACGGGTGCCAGCCGGGCGGGTCGGTGTACTTCCCGTTGGCGTCGGTCGGTTCGCCGAAATGTGCCGCCCGCTCCGCACGACCACGTTCCACGATCTCGCGGAACCTCGGAGAGGAAGTGATCCGGCCCTGGATCTGGGAATACGACTGCTCGGTCACAGGATCACCCCGATCTGGTTAGGCTGTCTGGCGCCGGTCAGAACATCGGCACGGCACGATCGGCAATAGGGCAATTTCTGGCCCTCGTGGACTGGACAGTCCTGAGCTTGGTCCCACTCCTGGTTCTTCCGGTCGTCCTGAACGTCTTCCCACGCCTCGACGATGTCCCCGGGTTGAAGGATTGAGTTCCGACGTACGCGGTACAGCTTGAACAAGATGTCCCTGCCCTCCGCGTAGGGAATGTCTTCCAGCAGCGTCGCCCAGATCGATAGTTGACGATCGTCCAGCGGTTTCATGCGCTGATCGCAACCCATGGCCATGTAGTAGAAGTCCGCGACTTCTGAGCGGTTCATGCGCTGATTCCTTTCTGCTCTTGTTGTCGGGCACGCATGACCATCGCCAGGCCGTCGTCCATTCGCTGGTCGTTGCCGTGGTTCCACGATTGCGGCATTCGGGCTGGAAGCCCGTCCTCGTCTTCCCAGGACCGGTTGTTCAACCACGTCGCGGCGTGCTTGGTGTACTGGTCTGTCCGGTTCGGGTCATTCGCGTACCGGTCAGCGCCAGCGATGAGTTCGTCCAGGGTTGCGTGCCTGATCTTCTTCCAGGCTTTGAACGCTCCACCTTTGTCTTGCTTCCTCGGGTAGTGCTTCCACCATTCGAGGAACTCGTCGGTGTACGGCGATCCGTCAGACGCGGCAGCGGATGACGAAGAAGAACTCTGTTCCCCGGTTCCCCGGTTCCCCGGTTCCCCGGTTCCAGGCGCTACCTTTTCGGGACGTGTCGCGAAGTTTTCGCGAACTGTCGCGGAATCGGCGCTCTCTCCCGGGATATCAACGGAGTCGGCCTCGTAAGGTTGGGGTAGCTTACTGTCTTTGGGCTTGTCGATGCGTTGGTGCTTTTTCCAGTTGACGACCGCGAGGTACCCCCTGTTTTTGACCGTGTATCTAGTGATGAGATTCACTTCGTGAAGCCTCTCGAGTCCTTCGCGAACTGTCGCGAAAACTTCGGGAGGGTTCTTGGAAAGGTCATCTGCAAATAGGTCAGCGCAGATCGTAGACACTCTGTCCTCCCCCACACCGCTGTCATCGACGTATGACCACAGACCAATGAACAGCAGCCGGTCCTCGATCCTCAGCTCCGAGATGTCAGGGCTACGCCAGAACTCCGGCTTGATAGATCTGATCCTCACGTTGTTCCTCCTTTCATTTCTTCGATGTCAGGTGCCAGCCCCCGCAGGACGGGCACCGATACACACGGGCCTCGTCTCGGCGGGAGTTGCGACGTGCTGGGCTGCGTGTCTTCGCCAAAGCCATACGCGCCGCCAGCTCGTCCCGATACCGGACCTTCTTCTTGTTCGTCTTGGTATTGCGGCAGGTCAAGCGGCCTTCACCAGCCCATCGAGGTAGGAGACGACCTGTCCCCCGATCCACTCCGTGTAAGCCGGTGGAACCACCTGGGACATCTCGTGCTTGGTCGTCCAATCAACGCCGAGCAGACGGCGGCATACGTCCGTGTGTGGCACATACCCGCCGCGCCTGGATGGTGAATCCCGGTGCTTCGGCGTCCACCCGCCACCGGCCCCGTAGACCGAGGCAGTCAGCACGGACTTGTCGTGACTGCACCCGCCTTTGCGCGCCAGGGGAATGTTCGACTCGAACAACCGGTGCCGGATCAGCTTCAACGGCACCCCGTCCACGTCCTCAGCCCGCAACCCGAATTCAGTCCCGCACAGGACTGTAGGGGCCGTCAGTGGCGACCGGGGTACGTTCTCGATCACGTACGGCTTCCCCGTCGCCTGCAACGCTTCCCTGGTCGGTCCGATGAGGTCCGGGTGCGTATTGGTGTGCAGGGACTTCGTGGCGCTGAATGCTTGGCAGGGCGGTGACGCGTGGATCGCGTCGAACTCGTGCCCGTGGGCGGCGACGAATTCCAGGGCATCGGCCACATGATGCTCGAATGGGTATCGCGGCTGTGGGTTGATGTCCACGCCGACGACTTCCAGCCCTGCCCGGTCGTATCCGACAGCGGCGCCACCAGCGCACGAGTAGAGGTCAAGGATTCGGTATTTCATGGTCTTCCTTCATTGGGTATGGAAAAGGCCCGCCGAAGCGGGCCTTCAAAAAGCGGGTTCGTCCAGGCGTCGCTGACCATCTGGATCGAGCAACCATTGCCGAGAATCACCGTGATAGAACACCGGCTCATGCGCCGGGTACACCCGCCGGTTCCGTGGCAGCTTCCACCCACGACGTCGTCCGAGCTCCGCGAAGTCGGCGTCCTGCTCGAGGCGGGCATTGCACCGGGCGCAAAGGACGATCAGGCACTCGTAGCCGTCGAACAGTTTGCTTCCGCCCATGCCCCGGTTGATGCGATGTTGAAGTGTCAGCTCCGACTGTGCCCCGCAGGCCACGCATGCCCACCCGTCACGGTCGAATACTTTGAGTCGTTTGGTTATGGCGATCACGCGTCACCTCCGTGTTGGGAATAGAGTTTGTTTGCTTCGCGCTCGTCCACGCGGTCAGACCGGAGCGAGTCCGCTTTGGCTCTGCACCAGAAGAGTTTCTGACGGTAAGCCTCGACCTCGCCGGCCTTCGCTTCCTTCTTCAACCGCAGGGTCATTACCGGGTCGTCGGCATCGGCCAGGGTTTCGGCCCCGGCCTGGGACAGTTTCGGGTCGGCGTCCTTGGCTCGGATGATGAACTTCGCCCGCTCCTGCCTGTACGTGTTCTCGGCTTCGGCGTGGGCGTTGATCGTGGACCGGTACGCCTGGGCGATCTTGTCCCACTCCAATAAATGCCGGTTGATGTCGGTCTGGATCACTTCGCCCGCTCCTTCCGGTACAACTGGCCCACGCCGTCGAGGATCTCCGTGTCCAGCAGCTCCGCGACCTCACCAGGAGAAGTCCGATACGCGGGGCAGGCCGCGACCTCATCCAGGGCATGAAAAAAGGCGGGGCCATAACGGCCTTCCGCCCTCTTGAACAACCGGACCAGCTCAGCTTTCAGCTGTGGGTTCAATGCCCAGCACCTCCCCTGTCAGACTGCCCAGGCGGCCCTCACGGTTAAGCAACGCCAGTTTCTCCGCGATGTCCTTCGCCGGCGTGAACCGCACATAGGAGCCGCCCGTGTTGTCCCACTCGATCCCGGGGATGACCTCGCCCTCACTGGTGATCGCCGCGTTCTGGTGCTTGACCGTCCGCAACAGCTCATCCACCCCCGACTTGTCCAGGGCCTTCTGAGTCACCACCAGATCCGGCATGTTCGTTTCGGCCCACTCCATCAGGGCGTCACTGTCGGTGACCTTCCACGCCGGACGAGGCTCCGTCCTGGTGGCCTTACCCAACGGCAGCTCTTGACCATCCAAGTCATACCGGGCAGAGACCGAATCACCCGGGTTGAGCTCACGCATGAGATCACCCTTGTGATCGTCCAGATACTTCTTCAATTCGCGTTGCATGTAGTACGCCACCAACACGGCAGGCATGTTCTGATCCATTACTTCCCCCTCATCGTCGCGAGTCGTTTCCGCAACTCGTCCAAAGCCCAATCAGGCCAACGGCCCTTAGCCCACGTCCCGAGCGACTGGACCGCGTCCGGGCCTTGCACGGTTGCCTGTTCGATCCGGGACCGGATCTCGTCTTCCGGGTTCACCGATTCCTCATGGCTCTCGGCGTCCGGGTCCGTATCATCGGTCGGCAGACACAACGCCTGAAGCAAGCACGTACGGAACGCAACTGACATGGCCTTCGCCGTGCCCTTGTCTTGCATGTCCATAGCCTCGCCTGGGACAACCGCTGACAATTGGTCCCCAGCCGGACCTGTGAACGTGTACTTGACCGTGACTTTCGTGATGTAGTTGATCGCACCGTTCTTCGTCTGTGCCACATCCACGGACTTTTCCAGTACCTCGGGCATCACGATCACACCGTGCTTCCGCAGCTTCGGGCCTACCGCGTTGACCACGGCGTCGACGCCACGGAACATGAACCGCTGGTGCGTATTCTGGTCACCCTTACGCACCGCCCGGACGTCCTCCATAACATCGGCCAGTGCCTCGTGAATCTTCTTCGGATCACTCATGCCGCGTTCCCTTTCCTTCTCCAACGACCCGCCAGATAACCGGCCTCGAGACTCTGTTTGATTTCCTCAGTGGTCATCCGGTCGGAGCCCCGGTCGCCGTACTTCGACGGCCTATTCCCCCGGTCCGAGGACTCGACAGGCCGTCCGTGCATCGTGTTCCGACGTGCTGCCCTATACGCTCCGGTGTCCACGACGACCCCCAATCAGGCATGAAAAAAGCCCCGGAAGTTTCTTCCAGGGCTTCGTGTCCAACCAGAACCAGCCGGCGAGTAACACCCATCCGGCAAGGAAAATCAGTAAATCAATCATTTGTCCCTCCCAAACCTGTTCACCGCTGTCAGGCAAGCCACCGTCAGGTCCTCAAGTTGTTCCCGCGTCAGTCGCCATGCCTGGTCACCGTCGAACGGGTCCACCAGAAACGTCCCTGTCTTCTCGTCTCGCTCGATCGCTCTCATCGGCTCTCCCTTTCTTCCCTCAACTGCTCTTCCCAACCCTCACGATCGAGCTCATGCGCGTGATGCAACCCAGGCAAACCACACACATCACACGAATCATGCTTCGGATACAGCCTCATGCCGTCACCTCCTGGACGTTTTGGAGACCGACCATCACCCTCAACGGGTGACGCTTAGCCTCCTTCCGCCCGGACTCGCGATACTCACCTGTCCACGTCGCAACCGCCTTGCACGGTTTCCACGACCAGATAGAGCACCACGACAAATCGGACGGTGCAGGCTCATCCACTCGAGCCCGCACGTCATCGACCGTGAACGTGTTCCCCGACTCCGCGAGACGCTCCACCGCGTCGATCACCTGTTCGCCCCACACGGACTCGGACACCATCGACCTAGTCATCACAACCACCCCGCGGGGCATCGATAGACTTCACTTCGAACAACTCCTTTAAATAGAAGAGCCCCGCACAGGGGCGGGGCAGGGTATGGACTGGATCAGTTTTCTCTCAGGATTTAGCGGCACCGCTATAGCAGGGGCAGGCCTCATCTACACGATCAGAGACCGGCCAGTACCAGTTATAGAAATAGGGCACCTCCCTCAATGGGGACAGCGCATCGGACAAGACCCAACCATGAACAAAAGAGGCATCACCATAGCCAACCAAGGGATCCATCCGATCCTCAGCCTTTCCATAACCCCAATGTGTGAGCATCTGTCCATCGACCCTCCAAAGGGACACCCTCAGGTGCTTCAAACCACAGACGAGCCATACCGCATTGATTGCACCTGGCCCCAACAACATGCCGGGCCTGTTCCCCTTCGGATCGGGTACACGGTCGCGGGAGAACATCCACGACGAAGAAATCTTTTACTTCTTGACGTTGGAAATTTCGATGCCAAACCCATGTGGTTCTCACCAGCTCCTCGATGGTGGGCCCTTGACCGTATCCGTCGCACGCGCACACTCCATCTACAACGACAGCCGGGTCCCCGACCCATACGGATAGCCGACTCAGCTCGCCTGCAACGGATGAAGCGGAAGATCCGAATAGTCTCTCAAAGTAAAAACGATACTGATCCGGGATAGCCGATTCTGGAAAGTACGAAACCCTAACGCCGTCGCTATCAGGCCAACCCATCTTCTTCCCCTGTCCCCGATGAGTAATACTCTTCGGTCCGCTTCTCCGACTGTTTCGTGTCATGCCACAACCACAGTTGGAACGCCAGCATCCCCAACTGCACGATGATCGCGACGATCTGAACACCAATCAC